GTAGCTGGACTGCTCGGCGGCAGAGTTGAAATCGAAAAAGGTCATGATCAGGACTCCTGAGAGGAAACGGATGCCGTGGTGGCGGATGGGGTTGCGTTGGAAGCGGGCTCTGCGGCACTGGCCTGCGGACGGGCAAAGTCCAGGCGCTCGCTGGCGGGACGTGCGGGGCCGGCGATCTTTTGCATCAAGCGACCGAGGTCCGGCTCCTCAACTGAGTCGAGGCGACCACTGCGGTCCTTGGCTGGGTAGCCCCACTGGTTGAGCGTGTGACAAACAAAGGCGCGATAGCTGCTGCCGTCGTCGGCTTTGACTTCAGCCAGCGTGATGACCTCATCCACGATGCCGGGCAACTCCAGGCCAGTTTTCGAGCCATCAATCTGCAGCGTGAAAACACGGCGGTTGAAGTCGTCCAGCGCTTCGTTGAGGATCCCGACGAACCAAACGTTCTTGCGACGGGTGTGCTGCAGGTGGGTCAGCCAGCCGATCATTTCCTGGCCCATCAGACCGTAGGCGCCACGGCTGTCGGGCTTGCCAGTCTTTTCGGAATAGGCCTGGGGCTGACCCTTGCACCATTGCAGGCACAGGCGGCCGGCCACGGTGATCGAGTCAACGAAGACTGTTTCGTACTTGTCCAGAACGGCTGGATCACCGAAGCGCTGGCATACCGCTTGGTAGTGGGCTTCGCTGTAAGGTTGGTCCTCACGCAGGGCCGGGTTCGGCCCACCGATGAACACAGCGAAGTCGCGGCACTCCTGCCAGGTGCGGGGACGGATGGTGTCGCCGGCATAGCCTTCGACGGCCAGATCGCCGGCCTCCAAATCGAAGAACAACGTGGATGCCGGTGGCAGCGTCCAGAGCTGGGAGGTCTTGCCAATACCGGACTTGCCAACGAGGACACCCTTGACGCCACGGCGCTCAGCCAGGCGTTGGTCTGCAGTGATGATGGGAAGGCTCATTTCGACACCTCCTCGAACTCATCACTGAAGAACACCTCGGCCACGGTGTTGGTCCCAGCAGCGCCACGCTTGCGCGCCTGCTCATACAGTTCACGCAGCCCGCTCAAGCCACGACGTGCCTTGGCAACCTGGGCTTCGATGCCGACGATGGCAAAGGCCAGGTCGTCCAGCGTAGCGTCCTCGAGCGCGACGGTCATGTCATCCGGGCGATGGCCATCAAGCGCCGGAACAAAGATTTCTTCAGGCAGCTCGCGCACGTACCATTCGGGACGCTCACGCAGCTTCTGGACAGTGGTTTTCTTTTTGAAGAACATGGCAATTACTCCTTCATGAGGGCGAGGCGGTACGAGGGCTTGCCGGTCTTGACCGTGCGGGCAGCCTCGAAGGCAGACTTGAGGGTTTCAGGCCAAGCGTTGAACTTGGTCTCGCTCACGCGATAGGTGATCTCGACGTACTGCCTGGGGTCGTCACCGCTCTCGGTGATACGGCGCGTCATGTCGGCCAGGCGGGTTTGGTCCCACTCGACTTTCTTGGGCAGATCTGCGGTGATGCGCACATCGCCGTCATCGAAATGCACGATTCCGGTATCCTTGCCGGCGTCGTGGCGCAGGTTTCGAGCACGCTCGCCCCACTTGAAGTCGATGGCCTGATCGATGTGATCACTCAGGGCTTTGCCGGCAGCCAGCAGATCAACAGCGGCGTTCTTGATGCTGAAGAGCAGTTCGGCGGGCTGCTGCGCCAGCGTTCCTGCCGGGGTGGCGAGTACCTGTTCGGGCGTGAAGGTCAGATCGGTGCTCATGCCGCACCTCCGATCACTTCACGCGTGGATGTGCTCCGGCGCAGGCTGTCGACTTCGAAGGCTTCGATGTCTTCGATCCGATAGCGGACCTGGCCTTGCAGTTTGAGGAAGACGGGACCGATGCCCTCGGAGCGCCAGCGCTCCAGGGTGGCCTCGCTTAGGTCCCAACGGTCAGCCAATTGCCGTTGGTTGAGGTGTTTGACACTCACGTTTTTCTCCTTTCAAGTGATTGCGAAAACGTGAGGAAAGTTTCGGAAACGACCGGTGGGCAAAGGGGTGGGCAAACAGGCGCAAAGGGGTGGGCAAATACGGCAAATGCACCCGCCAAAAACAAAAAGGCCCGGAGGGTTAGTCCGGGCCGTTCTTGAAGGTCGCTTTTTTGGCAAATCAGCCTTTGGGCGGTGATGGGTCGTTGCCATAGCTGTTGCGATCGCGAATGCGACCGTCTCTGCCATGGATTAGAACCTCGCTTTTTTGGTTGATCGCGATCTCGCGCGCTGCGCGCTCTGCCTCGGCCTGCGTGTTGTGCAGCGAGGTGTCACGGGTATTGCCTTCGCCACGGACGGCCCATTGGTCGTCACGTCGAACTACGTGTTGGTTTTTTCCGGTCATTTGTAGTCTTTCAAAAATAAGTGGTTGAACTTGAGGGGGTTGAGTGCTGATCGGTTCACCCCCCTTCGGATAGCAGGTAGTCAGGGTGCAGCCAGTAGTAGCCCTTCTGGTCTGATTGCACAAAGGTCTCGAACACCTCAGCGTGCCGCTTTTTGATGTTGGCAAACTTAAAGTTTTCTGGAATCTCAAGCGCTTTGGCAAGCAGACGCTTGTGAACCTCATCGCCGTCAGCGTCAAGCAACACCTTCAGGAATTTGAATACCTGCGGTGAGAGCGAGACTTCCGCACCGCCGATCAATGCCACCCGTTTGGTTTCCAAAAGCCGCAGCGATGTTTCGTCTGAGACGACGAGAGGGGCAAGGCCATCGATATAGGCTTCAAGGTTTTCAATGACCAAGCTGCCCTTGCGAAGTTGCGCAACGGCCCTCAGGGGCACCAACAACCGACGACCCAGTCGCCCAGGCTGTAGAGCTTCAATGTCACTGGTGGTGATGGTCAGATCCATGCCGGGTGCTGAAGCCTTATCAAGGGCTTTGTCCACTTCGGCTTGGTTTGCTGCCAGTTGGCATCCGAAAAACAGGCTGTGACGATGCCGTTTGTATTCACGCTCCCCCAGATGCCACAGCACGCCGTTGACAATCTCCGCGACCGGATACCGCGACCTCAATCCCAATGACGCGTTGAGCCAGTCGGCAACCTTGGCAGGGCTCGCCTGCCAAAGACGCGCGCGCTCTTTCGCCAGCGGCACCCAGCCGCACTCGCCACAGTAGGCCCGAAGCTCAATTTGTGATCCAAATGCAGCCTGCTCGGGTCTGATCGCACCGCTCATGCAGTCCGGGCACAACACGCCATCGGCCATTTCAGGGCCAAGACTCAGCGCCTGGACGTCCCTCAGGTGCTTGAACACCTGGGCTTGGCCACTGACCCACACTGCGTCTGGCAAAAGTTGATGCCCAGGCTGCTCCAGCAACCTGGTCAGCTCGGCCAATGCAGGTGCGTTGATGGGCCTCATGATCAGGCGCCTTCAACGGCGGTCGCAGGTTGAACGGCCGCATCTGCGGTCGGCGACAGCTGCATCACTCCCAATGCCAGCATGAACTTTTCTGCCAATCGGGCATCCGCTTCTTCCATGTCCCGCAAGTTGCTGATGCCCGTCGGCTTCAAACCAATATGCAGCGACCGACCTTTCTTGGAGTCCCCCTCTGGCATGAAGTACAGACTCACGGTTGCGCTGATGAAATTGAAGCCCGTGCCCATAAGTGTCGCGGTGTGTTGCATACGAACACACGCCAATGCATCAGGCGCGTCCTTGTCTGCTGGCGGCTTGACCACGTAATCACACAGAGGCCGTTGAACCGAGCGGAGACGGCACTCGGAGAGCCGGACCTTCACCACCCCATGGTCATGCAAATCCAGTCCGCTGTGCTCGTCAGGCATGACACCTTCACGCAACCGGTTGAGCAGGAAAAGCGGCTGATTCACGGTCATCGGCTCAAGAGGCTTCTTGAAAACATGCGTGCCCAAGGGGCCGATGAGCTTTTGTCGCGCCTTCTCACCGCCCACCACCAACAAGTCAATCACACCACTTTCAGGGTAGATGATCGCGGTCATGCGAAGAGGCGGACGCACGTCACGCCACATCGTCTTGTCATCTGCCCCAAACTCAAGGCTGCGCTGAAGGTTGTCCTCCACGCGGATGTCCAATTGCACCCCACCGTCAAGATGGCGTGTCAGTAAATCAATTTCGCATGCACGGGGTCGGCCTTTCTTGGGTGTGAAGGCTTCAGCCAGGGCCTTGCGCAGGGGGTCAATGTCGACAGCCTCATGGTGCAACTTTTGCCCAGGCGGAAGTTGGATGCGGCGCCATGTGCGCTTTCCAATTTCCGCATCGGCCTGCATGATTGACTCGGCCTCGGCAAGTTGGGTAGGCCAGTTGATCAATGCCCATAGCGCGCGCTCGGCATCACTGATGTGGTGCTCAAAGTCGTCCAACATCGCATGCCCCAGCGGAACAGTGTTGCGCAACGCCTGGACCCCACGAGCAGATGCCAAGGACTTCACACGGCGTAGTTCTGCGTAAATGGAGGTCAGCCTGTCTTCGTCCAAAGCATCGAAGCCTTCCTGGATGTTGGCCTGGACATCCTTTTCGGGTTGATTCCAAGCCGCCCCCTCGGGCAATTCGATTTTTCGGGCCTGGAAGTAGAACTCCCAGTACTGGTTGCGCACCTGGCGCACGAGATCGCGATAGTTGAAGGCTGACATTTGTTTTTTTCCTTGTTGCTGTGGCCTACGTGCGCATCCTCATATCGCGCAACCCTGGCCCTGCCGCCGAAGGATCAGAGGGGTGCCGCAACACGCCACCGACCGGAATCGTTCGTTAAAACGAACTTGGGCGAATTATTGCTGGCACCTGATGGTCATGTCAAGCAGGTACGGATTCGTTCGGTATGGTGGTATCCTGTGGGTATCCATGTGGACAATTAAGGAGTAACAAGTGGCATCACCTCTCGGTGAAAAGATTAAGCACCTTCGTAATGAAAAAGGGCTAAGTCTTGAGCAACTGGCCCAGATAACCGATTCCAGCAAAAGCTACCTGTGGGAGCTGGAAAATAGGGATCAGGCCAATCCATCCCTTGAAAAAATCAACAAACTGGCCGTCGCGCTAGATGTGACCGCCGAATTTTTGGTGAGCTCTCCAGAGGCCAGCCCCGACAACAAAGTCGCTGACGAAGCTTTCTTCCGCAAATACCAATTGCTGCCTGACCTGGAAAAGAAGAAGCTTCGAAAAATCCTGGACGCCTGGGAAGACGAATGACCAAGCACAAGCGCCCCATGGCTGTTGCCAACCAGATATCAGACATGCTCAACCGGGTGTTGGGCATTAATCGATTCCCGGTGGACGTACAGCAGTTGGCGCTTGAATACACAAACCAGTGCTTTCCCGACTCCCCCATCACCAGGATCCAGGGCGAACGCATTGACGGCTTCGAGGGGATGCTCAAAGCCAACAAGTCAAAGACCAAGTGGCTCATCGTCTACAACGATGGCAACGGATCAGAGGGAAGGCAACGCTTCACGGTCGCTCATGAGTTTGGGCATTACATGGTTCATCGGGAACTCCAGGATGAATTCGCCTGCCACGACGATGAAATCTCTACGGGTGAACGTAGCAAACGGGACATCGAAGCCGAGGCAGATCAGTTCGCCTCGACATTGCTGATGCCATACGATGACTTCCGTCGGCAAGTCAACGGCCAGCCCATCAGTTTTGATTTGATAGGGCATTGCGCAGATCGATACGGCGTCTCGCTCACTGCCGCAGCACTGCGGTGGATCGACATCGCGCCAGAGCGCGCGATCCTGATTGCAAGCCGTGACGACCACATGCTCTGGGCCAAGTCGAACGAGGATGCGTTCAAGTCAAGGGCATATTTCGCCACCCGAAAGAACGTCATTGAGCTTCCGAGAACGGCGTTGGCCCACAGCGCCAATGCAGGAACGACCGTTAGCCAGCAAGACGTTCGAGCCAACACTTGGCTCGCCAACGAACCACCCTACGTGCATGCTCAAGAGCTGGTCAAAAGTGCCGGTCAATACGACTACAAGCTCACCTTGCTGCTATTGCCTCAATCTGAATGGCAGCGCCCGACACACGAAGATGGAGAGCCAGACGAGGACACGTTTGATCGCTTCACGCGTAACGGTCAACCTCTGAACCGCTAAGCCCATCACCTGCTGGAATTCAAAGTCACCCAGTTTTCGCAGGGGTTGGCAAATTCCAGCATCTTTCCGCGCCAGTCCTAAATCTCCCTCTGGCATCGCCATGGACCCCCGGGGACAATTTTTTCCTTCGATCGTTGAACATCAAGGACTGGCAACCAATGCAAGAAATCAACCGCCGACCACCTGATTCCATGTCCGTCACGGAACGCATGGATGAGGTGGCTGCCCTGCTGGCAAGGGGCATCTCCCGTGTATGGGAAGAATCTGTCGCGAAGTCCGCAAATGCGGCCTCCAAGAGCCATTTAGGACTTGGCTTTATCGCCGAGCAGAGCGTTCATACGGACCCGTCAACCAAAGTCACGGAGTCCAAATGACCACCACGCAATCACCCTACGTCACGCCGCCCTCGGTGCTGGCGCAAATCGCCGGATTACCCGACCTGTCGATGCTCGACATCAAGGCGCTCTGGAAAGACCTGTTCGGCAAAGACACGCCGACGCACAACCGCCAGTTCCTGGAGCGCCGCTTGGCCTTCCGGCTGCAGGAAATCGAGTTCCGCAAGATCGATCGCAACATGGTCGACCGCAACAAGCGCAGGATCCAAGCCATCATCGACTCTGGCCAGAACAAGAAGCTGGAGCGCGACTTCCACCTGATGGCTGGCACGCTCCTCACCCGCGAATACCAGGGCAAGGAATACCAAGTCATGGCCACGGTAGACGGCCAGTACGAATACGAAGGACGCCCGTACCGCAGCCTCTCGCGCATCGCCAAGGAGATCACCGGCACGGCATGGTCCGGCCCCGTTTTCTTTGGACTGAAGGCCAACGCACCATCCAAGCCAGCCGCTAAGAAGGGAGCACGCAAATGAGCGAGGTTCTCAAACGCCGTCAGCGATGCGCCGTGTACTGCCGGGTCTCCAGTGACGAACGGCTGGACCAATCCTTCAACTCCATCGACGCCCAGAAGGAAGCGGGCCACGCCTACATCGCCAGCCAGCGCAGCGAAGGCTGGATCCCGGTGGCCGACGACTATGACGATGGCGGCTTCTCGGGCGGCAACATGGAGCGCCCAGCATTGCGCCGACTGATGGCCGACATCGAGGACGGCCGCGTTGACATCGTGGTGGTCTACAAAATTGACCGCCTGACCCGCAGCCTGGCTGACTTTTCCAAGATGGTCGAGGTGTTCGAGCGCGCCGGGGTGTCCTTCGTCTCGGTCACCCAGCAATTCAACACCACCACGTCCATGGGCAGGCTGATGTTGAACGTCTTGCTGTCCTTTGCGCAGTTCGAGCGGGAGGTCACGGGCGAGCGCATCCGCGACAAGATCACGGCGTCAAAACGCAAGGGCATGTGGATGGGTGGTGTGCCGCCGCTGGGCTACGACGTGAAGGACCGGCGCCTGATCCCCAATGAGCGGGAGGCCAAGATCATCAAGCACATCTTTACGCGGTTCGTGGAACTGGGCTCCACCACCAAGCTCATGAAAGAGTTGCGCTTGGACGGCGTCACGTCCAAGGCCTGGACCACCCAGGACGGTAACGTCCGAGAGGGCAAGCTGATCGACAAGGGGCTGATCTACAAACTCCTGGGCAACAGGACGTACCTGGGCGAATTGCGGCACAAAGAGGAATGGTTCAAGGGCGAGCACCAGCCGCTGATCGAGTCCAGCACCTGGGAGGCGGTCCAGTCCATCCTGAAAGTCAGCCCGCGCACCCGAGGCAACAACACCCGGGCCACCATCCCGTTCCTGCTGAAGGGCATCGTCCAGGGCGCAGATGGGCGAGCCTTGACGGTGGCCTGGAGTCGCAAAGGCACCGGCAAGCTGTACCGGTACTACATCCACACGCGAGAGAACAAAGAGCACGCCGGTGCGTCCGGTCTGCCACGGCTGCCGGCAATCGAGCTGGAAGCCAACGTGGTGGCGCAGATGCGCAGGATCCTGCGCGCGCCCGATCTCAAGACCCGTGTGGCAGCACTGATAACGGCCCGGGATCCAGAGGTGGATGAAGGCAAGGTGTGCATTGCCATGCTGCAGATCGACAAGATCTGGGACCAGCTGTTCCCGGCAGAGCAAGAGCGCATCGTCCGCCTGCTGATTAAGAAAGTGGTGGTCACGCCCCACAACATCGAAGTGCAGTTCCTGCCGAATGGCCTGGAGCGGCTAGCCGCTGAATTGAATCTGCCAGCCGCCAAAGAAGAAGTTGAGGTGACCGTATGAACGAGATCACGATCAAGGCGACCGGGGAAGCCGATATGGTCAGCGCCAGCAATGGCAGCATGAACGTGACCATCCCGATCAAGATCATCCGACGCGGCCGGCGCAAAGCCGTGACCCTGCCGGACGGCACTGCCGTGCAACCGCGCGCCTGGGACAACCAGCCCACGCCGATGCAATTGGCGTTGGTCCGTGGGCATCGGTGGCTGGCCATCCTGGAGTCCGGCAAGGCTCGGAATCTGGCAGAGGTTGCGCAGATGGAGGGGATGGACCGGGCCTACGTAAGTCGGATGGTGAACCTCACCACGCTGGCACCAGATATCGTGGCCGCCATCCTGGACGAGTCACTGCCGGACCACGTTACCCTGTTTGACCTGGCATCGGGGACGCCATTGCTGTGGGATGAACAAAGGGCGCTGCTCCATTTATGACATTCGAACAGATCAGAGTCTGAATGGCGGGACGCGACCCAAAGCGGTCGGCCAATAAGCGCAGGCAATGTCGGCGCAGCCACCACATTTCAGAACCAGCATGCGAATGTAGGTGTATGAGCTAAACTAAAAAGGTTGGT